CAAACCACTAAGGAAAATTTCAATGAGTCTCAAGTCCAAAGAATTGCGCGAGAAGTACGCCAAGCTCGTAACAGAAGCGCAGGCTGTTCTCGCAAAGGAAACAAACACACCAGAGGAACGCACCGCCGTTACCGCTCAGTTGAATGAAGCGGAACAAATCAAGGCTCAGTTCGAACAGATCGAAGCCGTTGATAAGGCCGCTGCTGAACTTCGTGCTACCAAGCACACTGGCGAAGCAACAAAGCATTTGTCCAACGACAGCGTTGAACGCGCCGCACAGGTGAAGAAAGCATTTCGTGATCTTCTCCGCAACGGCAATGACCGCATGTCTCAGGAAAGCCGCTCAATCCTCGCTGAGGAAACCCGTACCTACACCCCGCTCATCACCACCAATGAAGCCGCTGGCGACTTCGTGCCGCCCGGATTCAGCAATGAGTTCGATGAGGCTTTGAAGCAGACAGGCGGAATGCTGGCAACGGCGCGTACCTACGCAACCGACTCCGGCAACTCCCTCATCTGGCCGATGTCCGATGACACTTCCAACGCAGCAGTAATCGTTGGAGAAGGTACCACGACACAGTTTGCTAACCCCACGGTCACAAAGGTGACGCTGAATTCTTTCATGTACACCTCGGCGGTTCAGGCATCTGTTCAACAGATTCAGGACAGCGCATTTGACATCGAAGGTTGGATCAGAGGCGAACTGGCCCTGCGTCTTTCCCGCAAGCTCAACAGCGACTTCACCATTGGCGCAGGCACCACGCTGCCCTTCGGCGTAGTCACCAAGGCTTCGGCTGGCGTCACTTCCGTTCACCCGACATCACTGACTTACGATGACCTCGTTGCTCATCAGCACTCCGTTGACCCTGCATACCGCAATGGCGCGAAGTGGATGTTCAACGATGCAACCTTGCAGGCAGTTCGCCTGATTAAGGACAGCTATGGTCGCCCGATCTTTTCGGCTGACCCGAACAGTGCAGGCCCGGCAACAATCTTGGGCCACCAGTACGTAATCAACCAGGACGTGGCATCAATCGCAGCAGGTGCCGTTCCCGTAATCTTCGGAGACTTCAGCAAGTACGTCATCCGCAAGGTCAACGGTTTGTCCATCATGGTTTTGCGTGAACGCTACGCTGAACTCGGATTGGTTGGCTACATCCTCTGGGCACGTTACGACGGTAACTTGACCACGGCTTCCACCAAGGCAATCACCAAGCTGACTTGCAGCGCAAGCTAATTAGTCAGTTAAACAGAAATTTAAACCGAAGGGCCGGAGTCATTCTCCGGCCCTTTTCTTTTAGGAGAAACAAATGTTGATTCGCATTTTACAAAGTGTCGCCACAGCGGAGAACCCCGCTGCTGGAATCATTTTCCCTACTGCTTTCAATACAGGGATGGAAGTCAACGTTGACTCCAAGCTCGGAAGCTCGTGGGTTGAACGCGGCATAGCGGAAGTGGTTGAACGTCCTCAAGGCGTTCGCGTTGAGACCGCAATGTTGGCGGTTCCTGAAAAGGCAATGATGCGCCGCCCGGCTCCAAAGAAAAAGTTAAAGGTGTAACCAAATGTCATCACTGATTGTAAAAACTCCTGCCATTTGCCCTGCCGTTGACTTGGGCACTCTCAAAAATATGCTTCGTGTTGATGCCGACAATACGCAGGATGACCTGTACATCGCAGGCTTGGGCGCAGCCGCTGAAGCCTACGTTGAATCTGTAACAGATCGTTCCATCATCAAGAAAACTTACGTGCAAGGGTTCGACTATTTCCCTCTGTTCGATTACTACCGCTTCCCGCCGAATCAGGCCGCACTGTACAACGGCAACCAACTCTGGAACCGTTCGCTGACCATCAAGCTCTATCGCGCTGGCCTTGTAGCAGGCTCATCAAAAATTACATACATCGCTGAAGACGGAAGCACGCAAGTCATTTATGGCTCTGAACACGAGGTTGCCAGCGTAACTCTCCCGGCTGACTACCAAGAGGATGCAGCCAGCGAACCCGCACGACTACTTCCCTTTCCTAATGTGTGGTGGCCGTTCATGCAATACAACCGCGTGGGCGCAGTAAAAATTCAGTTTGATTCCACGATGGCCGATGAGACGGCAATTCAGGCCGATCTTGCCGAATGGATTGAAGAGAATCCAGACGCAACCGATGAAGAGAAACGCAGCGAGGAAGTGACACTGCGGCAAGCCGCTGTGGACCAGAGGGTGGTAACGGCTATCTGCATGACAGTCGCCCACTGGTATCGCAACCGCGAAGCCGTAAGCGCAGAGAACCTGAATACCGTTCCGTTCGGCGTGGAAAACATTTTGTGGTCCCTCCGCGTTGAAGACTACGCACCGACACAAGGATAAAAAGCAATGGCTATCAACGCAGGCGACCAACGACACCGCGTCACTCTCATGGCGAACAACGGCGGCACTGACAAGTATGGGCAGCTACAAGGCCCAAACGCAGTGGCGACCATTTGGGCGTCCGTTAAAGCAATGACAGGTTCACAAGTTTTCAAGGCGCAGCAATTCGGTTCCAAAGCAACGCACATTGTAAAGATTCGCTACCGTGACGGCGTTCAATCCTCGTGGCTGGTTAAGTTCAACAACCGCCTTTTTGAAATTCAATACATACAAGACCCAGATGAACGGAAGTTTGAACTGGAATTGTATTGCGTGGAAAAGAACACCAGTGCTGGGAGTGTGAGCGTTGGCTGAGCCTATTAGTTTCAAGATCGAAGGCGCTGATGAGTTGTTCGCCAAGATGGCAACGTACCCGCAAAGGTTTCTCGACAAGGGCACGCGCAACGCCTTGAGCGAAGGCGCTGAAGTCATTCGCAAAGAAATCAGCGCACGTTCTCTTGTGCTGACCGGGTTCGAACAGGACCACGTTGCCAAGCGCGTAACCGTCTCCACGAAGTCTGACCGGGCGGAGGCGTTAGTTGGTTGGGTGAAGAAAGCCTATTACGCGATGTTCAGCGAATTTGGAACCAAAAACCAGCCAGCCCATCCAGTGATGCGGCCTGCTTTCGAAACAACTAAGAACGCCGCAATGCAGAAAGTTATCGACAAGCTGCGCGACACGTTCAATGAGGTATTTCACCAATGATTGAAGACGGACTAAGGGCACTTCTGGTCAATGACGATGGTGTCGGCGGCATCACAGGGCAACGTGTCAGTTGGGCACTCGCGCCACAAGATTATTCCAACACCGCGCACATCGTGCTCCTCAATATCTCTTCCAATTACATAGGGACGTTCGAAGGCGTCAGTGAACTCCGCATGATGCGCATTCAGGTGGATTGCTACGCGCCTACATTCGCTTCTCTCATGGCGTTGACGGCTGCTGTTCATTCTCTTCTGGACGGCTACACCGGAGTGCTGCCCGACACTGATCAGACCTACGTTCAAAACTCAATGCCCAATCAAGACGTGGACAGTTTTGAACCTGACCTAAGTCTCTGTCGCCGTATCACTGATTTTAACGTTTGGTTCGACAACGACACGCAATCATCCGGTGGCGGTGGCAGACAACCCGCTCTGCGAATTGTTACGGCGGATTACACGCTGGTACCTACGGACGTGACCGTGCTCGTGAACTCCGCTGACGACACGACTATCACGCTCATCACCAACAACGTAAGTGTGGGCCAGACATTCCGCATCAAGAGCATCAACACAGGCGTGGTCACGATTCGCTCCACTCACGGAACCGTCGAAGGCGCTGCGTCAATCACGCTGAACCTTGAATCGCAATCCGTTGACCTCGCGTTCGATGGAACAAATTACTGGATTTTGTAAGGACACCATGAGCAACAACCCGTTTGACCAAGGCATTTACCGCGTTACACCTCCGACACTCTCCGATGGAGACGTGTGCGCACTTCAGCTTGACGTGAACGGAAACCTCAAGGTGACGTTCACTTCCTCCGGGCCGCAAGAAGTAACCGGAACGTTTTGGCAGGACGTTCAGCCCATCAGCGGAACAATTTCCGTACACAATTTTCCAACTACGTTTGCCCTCACCGGAACATTTTGGCAGGCAACGCAGCCTGTCAGCGGAACGTTCTGGCAGGCAACGCAACCTGTAAGTGGGACGGTATCAGTATCAAACTTCCCGGCAACACAACCCGTAAGTGGAACGGTTGCGGTGTCAAACTTCCCCTCTACTCTGGCCGTCACTGGAACATTCTGGCCAGCAACTCAACCAGTGAGCATAGCGGCTCCAGTTGTTCTGGCCGCTGGTACAGCAATCATCGGCAAGGTTGGGATTGACCAGACCACGCCCGGCACGACCAACAAGGTTTCAATCGGAACTGACGGCGTGACAAGCACCAAGATCGCGCTGACAGCTTCGGCACCCGCGAACAACACTGCTGGCATTAGCTCGGCATCGGCTGTTGCGGCGAACGCCAACCGAAAAGGACTTGTCATAGTCAACACGTCGCTGACAGCTTGGGTTTATCTGGGCTTGGGCGCAACTGCTGTAGTAGGCAGCGGAGTGGCGTTGGGACCGGGCGGTGGTTCGTTCACGATGGATGAATACTCATTCACGACTGCGGCAGTCAATGCTATCGCGTCAGCAGCTTCAACCAATCTTGCGATACAGGAGTTCACGACCTAATGTCAGTTTCTAATCCCGCATTCATACCGCCTTGGTTGGCAACACACATTGACAATCCGCCGTCCGCGCCAAACGTGATGGACGATGAATTCGATGCCAGTGCCACTGCGTCAAAATGGTCAACACTTTTCAGCTTGCCCGGCACTTGGACCTTTGGAAATTCTAACGGGTACTCTACGGTCTCAGCATGGCTCAGCCAAACGAAGCCAGCAACACCCTGCGAATTTTTACTGTGTGGACATTTGCAACTCCCTTTTTCCGCCAACTCTAACGGCATAGGTATCGGGTTTTGCGACAGCGCGTCAGGGAAAATAGCTACCCTAACGTTTCGCACTGACGGTACAAGCAACATCACCATTTGTGTTTTCAACTGGACGAGCGGCACATTTACAGGCTCCGCTATATCAACAACCTCCGTCACTTCAACAATACTTGCAGGCGGTGCGTACCCAGTAAAAATTCGGATATATCTAAAAGTCAAAGACGACGGTACCAATTTCATTTATAAGTATTCGTTCGACGGCGTAAATTTCAACACAATTCTCTCCCACTCAAGAACAACGTTTGTACCAACGGGTGGGAACCTGATCGTTATCAAAACGGAAAACTTTGGAGCAATCGACTATTTCCGGCGCACGCTGTAACCCATTTTCATGATGGTGGGCGACGGAACCTAATTTTGAATCCCCTATTAGGGACGCTGTTCCAATAGGAGATTTTATCAATGTCGAACGCTATCGTAGGTAAGGGTTCAAGTCTGCAAGTTCAGCAGGCTTCCGCTTTCGTAGAGATTACAGAAGCGCAGACAGCGCAGTTTTCCGGCTCCAAAGCCGATCTGGCTGACGTAACGCACTTTCAGTCGCCGCAAGGGTTCCGCGAGTTCATCGCAACGCTGGTTGATGCAGGTGACGTATCTTGTACGGCGAACTATCTGCCGCACGACGCCAATCAGGCCACCCTCCAAATCTTGTTCAACGAACAGACAAAGGCATCCTGGCAAATGGTTCTTCCAAACACGCTTGGCATTCTGTCCTTTGACGGCTTCGTTTCCTCGCTTGACCGTGACATCAGCTTCGACAAAGAAATCAAGCTGTCGTTCAAGATCAAGATCACTGGCCCGGTTGTTTACAGCCTGAGCTAAAAAGTTTGGGGTGAATACCCGCAAGGGTGCTTGCCCCGCCAAATTTTGTCCGAACCGGGCGGAGCCTCAACGCTCCGCCAATCCTTCAGTTTTGTATCCCCACCGTATTAATCCATCAGGAGAAACATATGTCTGTTGAAACTACGCTCAACCCCACTGTGACTATCACTCTGGGCGGAACAAATTACTTGCTGCTGTTCGACTTCAATGCGTGTTGCGACGTGGAAGAAAAACTTGGCGCAAACATGCTCAACGGTTCTTTCTGGCGGGACATGACCGCATCGAAAGTGCGCGTGCTCCTCCGGGCTGCACTGCAAGCGAAGCACTACAAAACTTTCGGAGATGACGCTGGCCTCAAGGCAGTGGGCAAGCTCGTCAACCTGAAAAACCTCGCAGACATTAGCAAAAAGATTGGTGAGGCGTTCGCGGCATCGCAGCCTGAACCAA